GTTTGGCACGGTTTTTGTTATGCGTGTGCGCCCGTGAAATTGTTTCACGTGGAACACTGCCACACCGATGCACAAAATAAAATGTTTCACGTGGAACACAACACCAAGAGTTAAGAAAAGTTAAAACGAAAATAATTTGTGCGCTTATGCTTGTATGTTAGAAAAAAGTTGTATCTTTGCAGTGTTCAATTAAACAACTTGAAAATATGAAAGGGTTAGTAAAGCATTTCAAAGAGCAACCGAAAGAAGCAATTAAAGAAGTTGCAATGTGTGTTATGATTTTTGCCGTTTGTGGGGCGATGTTGTTTTTATCTGCAATCTTGCAGGGTTGCACCGTTTCAAAGGGTACAACGGTACGGGGCAAGGCAACGATAATCACAACCGATACAACGGTAGTCAAACACAACGGCACGTTGAAATTTAAGAAGTCTATGTTTAACAATTAAAAGTTTACTACAATGGAAGAAAAAAGAAACGCATTTGACGAATTTAGTTTTGCCGCTTTGTCGGCGTTGGGTAGCCTTATGGCGTGTAATGAAGTTTGCCGCAACCAGCGTGCGGTTATGAAAATTAACCGCTTTCGTGCGTGGCTTATGGACTTGAAGCCGCAAGCCAACCCCGAACCGAATTTGCCGTTTGACGGCGAGCCGCAAGGACAGACAGCCGAATAATTAACAATAAGTTTAACAATTAAAAGATTACTACAATGAAAAGTTTTGCAAGTACATTTAACAAGACCACGTTTAGCATTGACACAACCGATTTTCAGTACACCAAGTTAGCCGATATTTTCAATTCTGAAAATGAGGGCGGCGAAGATGCGGTACACAAAATCAATGGGCTTTACGTACATAAGTCGCAATTAGGCGACAGCCCCGTAATTATTGATGAGGAAAACAAACGGCTGGTGAACCTACCAAGCCACACCGCCGAAACGGTGCGTGAAATACTTGCCGATGATGAGGCGGTACAAACTATCAAAGACGGCAAAGTAGGGTACACGATTTACGAGTATGAGAGCCACGGCAAGAAGTGTTACTCTATTTCGTTTGTGGACTTGTAAGAGTTTGAAAAGTTATGTTTAACTTTGTAGGGGTTGCAATGTTTGTAACCCCTATTTAATATAACAGCGTATGGCAAAGTTAGGTTTCAAGATTAAATTTACAAAGTCTGTATTTGGGGCAACCCAACGGGCGAAAATCAAAAAAGAGATATTGCAAGCCGTGGAAAGCAGCCCCGAATATCGAAAAGAAATTGCAAGGGTTTTTCAAATGGCGAACCGCCGAATACAGAATATAGAGCAAAGCGGACAACTTTCGCCAGCCGTGCAAGCGTTGGACAAAGGTGATATTAAGGGGTTTACCAAGTTTTCAATGAAAGGCGATTGGAACACCCTAAAAATTGAGTACGGCAAGGCGATTTCGTTTTTACGCCAGCCTACCAGTACGGCGCAAGGTGCAAGGCAGTACGGGCAACACCTGCAACGTATGTACGATTTAACGCCCGATGAGTACACCCTTATGGCAAGGAACTTGCAAGGCAAGTTAAACAGCGTTTCGGATAGGGATTTCGTGGAACGGTATTTGATGCGGTACAAAGATTTCACGGGCGAAATGGAGCAAAGCGCAAGCGATATAAGCACCCAAATTGAGAGCGAAGCGCAAAGCATATCACGGGCGATTGATGCAGAGATAGAGCGGCAAGCAAATGAGGCAGCCGACCAAATGGAGGATATGCAAAACGATATAGAGCGCATTTTGAGCAACTTTAATAAGTTTGGGTTATGAAAAAAATACCTTTTGAGTTACAAGAAAGAATAAACAGCCCGACCGAAATAAACGAAATACTGAAAGCAGCCGTAAACGAAAAAAACATTATCGGAAACAGCAAGGGCGAAAGGTTTTACAATATCCCGTGCGCCTTTGATATTGAAACAACAAGTTTTTACCGTGATACGGACGGACGGGCGTACACATACGAGCAAATGCAGCGTATGCAGGACGGGAACGGGCGCAAGGCGAAATTAGAGAAAGCCGCAATAATGTACGTTTGGCAGTTTGGCATAAACGGATATACGATAATGGGGCGCACGTGGGGCGAGTTTGTCAAGATGATGCAGACCGTAAGCGAGGTTTTGCAACTGAATGACAAATTACGCCTTATTGTGTATGTGCATAACCTTTCCTACGAATTTCAGTTTTTACGCAAGTGGTTTGAGTGGCAACGGGTTTTCAGTATTGATTTGCGCAAGCCGATATATGCGATAACAACGGGCAACATTGAGTTTAGATGTAGTTACTTGCTTTCGGGTTATTCACTTGCAAAGTTGGGCGAACAACTTATGAAATACAAGTGTGCGAAAGCCGTCGGCGATTTGGACTACCAGCAAATAAGGCACAGCGAAACGCCGCTGACTGATGCGGAAATACACTACTGCATAAACGATATTAAAGTAGTGATGTGCTACATACAAGAACGTATCGAGGAAAGCAAAGGGATAACGCACATACCGATAACAAAGACGGGGTTTGTGCGCAAGTATTGCCGTGCGCATTGTTTGCGTGAAAAAAGCGATGCAGGAAAGACCGTACCGAATTGGGATTACGTAAACCTGATGCAGGAACTACAAATTACGGGTATGAATGAATTTAATATGCTGCAACGTGCATTTGCAGGCGGTTTTACACACGCAAACGCCGAATATACAGACGAAATAATGTATAACGTGGATAGTTACGACTTTACAAGCAGTTACCCGTATGTAATGATAGCGGAAAAATACCCGATGTCGCAAGGCGTTGCGATAACGGTTAAAAGCATGGCGCAATTTGAGTTTTTAATATCAAAGTATTGTTGCGTGTTTGATATTGAGTTCACCAACATATTTGCCAGCGAAACGCAAGACAACCCAATAAGCGCAAGCAAATGTTTTGTGAAAGAAAACCCGTGCGAGAATAACGGGCGTATTGTGGCGGCTGCAAAAATTGCGCTGACAATTACGGACGTTGATTTTAACATAATCAAAAACTTTTATTCCTGGGAAAGTATGCGTGTTGGTGAAATGTATTGTTATAAGAAAGATTATTTGCCGACACCGTTTGTAAAATCAATACTACATTTGTACGAAAGCAAGACGAAATTAAAAGGCGTTGAGGGCAAAGAAGTGGAATATCTAAACAGCAAGGAAATGTTAAACAGTTGTTACGGTATGAGTGTTACCAACCCTTTGCGTGATGAGTTTACATATAACGGCGAATGGGATATTAACTCAATGACAGCCGAACAAAAACAAGAACTTTTATACAAGTACAACACCAGCAAAAACCGTTTCTTGTTTTACCCGTGGGGCATTTTCGTAACCGCATACGCACGGCGCAACCTTTTCACGGGCATACACGAAGCGAAAGACGATTACATATACAGCGACACCGACAGCATTAAGATAATGAACGGCAAAGCGCACGAAGCATATTTCAAGGCTTATAATATGCAGGTGCAAATGAAATTACGGGCGGCGTGTAAAGACCACGGTTTGCCGTTTTCGCTTTGCGAGCCGCAAACGATAAAAGGCATAACAAAGACTTTGGGCGTTTGGGATTTCGAGGGTACATATGCACGGTTTAAGACTTTGGGAGCTAAAAGATACATGGTGCAAGAACCTGACGCACTCAAAGCAGGCGGACGGGCTTACGATTTCAGTTTAACCGTTTCGGGCGTAAACAAAAAGGCGGCGATACCGTATCTTATTGAAAAGTACGGGGCTGACGGGATATTTGATGCGTTTACAAACTATTTGGATATACCGCCAGCGGCAACGGGCAAAAACATACATACTTACATTGACTACGAGATACAAGGCGAGATAACCGACTACAAAGGCAGCACGGCGCACTACAACGAACGCACGGGCGTACATTTAGAGCCAACGGGGTACAGCCTTTCCCTTTCGGTTATGTATATAAATTATTTGCGAGGTATTAAATTTAAGGACTAAAAATAATAAGAGTATGACTACAAGAAAGACAAAGACAGACAAGCCGAAATTTTACGACTTGAAAGCGATTTTAAGCAAGAACGCCGACTATAATGTTATATTTGGCGAAAGGTCAAACGGCAAGACTTATGCAGCCTTAAAATATGGTTTGGAAAACTATATCAAGACGGGCAAGCAAATGGCATATATACGCCGTTGGCGTGAGGATTTGAGGGGCAAACGTGCCGAAAGTCTGTTTGCAAATCACGTGGCAAACGGGCTTATTGAGGAACTGACAGAGGGCAAATTTAACGAAGTGTTCTATATGTCGAACAAATGGTTTTTATCTTACTACGATGCAGAGAAAAACAAGCGGATACCCGAACCTACCCCGTTTTGTTACGGGTTTTGCCTTTCAGAGCAGGAACACGAAAAAAGCAGCAGTTACCCGAATGTTACCACGATAGTCTTTGATGAGTTTTTGACACGGCGGTATTATTTGCCCGATGAGTTTATGTTATTTATGAACTTGTTAAGCACGATAATACGCCAGCGCAACGATGTTAAGGTTTTTATGCTGGGGAACACGGTAAACAAGTTTTGCCCGTACTTTACTGAAATGGGTTTGAAGCAAGTGCCGTTTATGGAGCAGGGAACGATAGATATATACCGCTTTGGCGAACACGGCGCAATAGTGGCGGTTGAGTATTGCAGCACGATAGTACAACACAAAGCCAGCAACAAGTATTTTTGTTTCGATAACCAAAACTTGCAGATGATTACGGGCGGTAAGTGGGAACTTGCAGTATATCCGCATTTGCCGTGCAAGTACAGGCCGCAAGATGTGTTGTTTGTGTATTATATCAAGTTTAACGATGTAGTGTTACAAGGCAACATTATACAAGTAGGCAACGAATGTTTCACGTACATACACGCAAAGACAACCCCGATAAAAGATGAGGAAAACAGCCTTATTTATTCTTTGGAAATGAACGGCAAACCGAACTACAAACGCAAGTTGTTAAGTACGGCAAGTTACGTGGAACAACAAGTCGCACGGTTTTTCGCAATAGACAAAGTTTTCTACCAAGACAACGAAGTAGGCGAGATAGTACGAAATTATTTAATTACAAGCGCAAAGACAAACATTGTTTCGTTGAAATGAAAATAACGGGCGGTTTGGTGCAAATTTCGTGCCGAACCGCACGTTTTACGAAATAAATAACTACCTTTGCAATAGGAACTAAAAATTTATTGATATGGACGCAAATACTATTATTCAAATCATTTCAAGTTTGGGTTTTCCGATTGTGATGTGTGGGGCGTTGTTTTGGTATATGGTGAAACAAAGGCAGGCGCACCAAGAAGAAACGGAACACCTAAAAGACACGATTGAGGAAAATACGAAAGTGTTAGCCGAACTTACAACACTAATTAAAGTTCTGACAGATGAAAAGGAAAGATAACATTTACAAGTTGTACCAAGCGCAAATAAGGGACAAAGACACCGCCGTAACTGAATTTATGGCAAACACGTTGGCGAAAACTCAAAGTATGTTTGCCTACGAGGGTTTGCCCGACAGCATACCGCAAAAAGAATTGGAGCGGCTTTTGCAGACCACGGGCAACGCCTTTGTTACCAGAGTGGACGGGGTGTTGTATGCGCTTTCGGGTGGAAAAGGCGGCGAACCCGATGTTTACGGACGGGCAACGCTTTACACCGTGGCGAACCCAGCGTTAAAGTTAAACAAAACCTACGATATACAGAAAGACGGGGTTTTGATTGAGAATGACAGCAACGGCGAAAGCCTTTTGCCGCTTATTGGGCGTTATGCGGTATTATATACTGACGGGCTTATTTCGTTGAACACCGCAAGCATTTTGACCCGTATTACGATGCTTATAAGTGCCAGCGATGACAAGACAAAACAGAGTGCCGATGAGTTTTTGCGCAAGATACAAGACGGCGAGTTTTCAATTATCGGGGAAAACGCTTTTTTCAAGGGCGTAAATATGCAGACAGCCCCGACCACAAACAGCGTGTATATTACGCAACTTATTGAGTTGGTGCAATACTACAAGGCGAGTATGTACAACGAATTGGGGCTAAACGCAAATTATAATATGAAGCGTGAACGGCTCAATTTGGGCGAGGTATCAATGAATGTGGACGTACTTTTGCCGTATGTGGATAATATGCTAAAAGAAAGACAAAATGCAGTTGAGAAAATTAACGAAATGTTCGATACCGAAATTTCGGTTAAACTTGCTTCAAGTTGGGGTTTGGAAAGAGATAATTACAACGCTTTGGCGGCTGATTTGGAAACGGCAAAGGAAAACCCCGACCCGACAGAAGAACCCGACCCGACAGAGGAAACAACCGAAACGGACGGAAACGACACGGAAACAGAGGAAACAGAGGAAACGAAAGAAACGGAAACGGAAACGGACGGTAACGATACCGAAACAGAGGAAACAGAGGAAACAGAAACAAAAGACGATGAGAAATGAAATACAGCGAACTATTTACCAAAGGTAACGGGATATTCGCAACGGTTTTCAAGACCGAATACCCGACAGAGTACGCCGCAATTTTCGGCGATACCGACCCGACCAAGTTAGACGCTTACGCCTTACTGCAATTTGGCGGCAAGACCGTTGTAAACTCTATCAATGCGGACAACGCAAGCGATGTTGTTTCGGCGGTTATTGCCGTGAACGTGCAAGGCTGGGAACGTGAAGCGGCGGCGATGTTAGCCGATTACGATGTACTGACACCCGTCACGGGTCAAATTGAACGGACGGAAACCGTTACTTTGCAGGAAAGCACCGACAACACCGAAACGGGCGCAAACAAGGCTTTCAACGATACCGATTTTTCAGACAGCGACCGAAAGACCGCCAACGATGAGAGAAACCGCACAGAGGAACGCCAAACAACCGAAACCAGCAAGGGAACGGGCGCAAGTAAATCAATTTCGACCGAAATTGCAAAAGAATTGCAGTTGCGGCGTGATAATTGGAGAAAAAACATTATCTTTGCACTTGTAAACGAGATAACAACAAGCATATACGAGATAACAACAAGCATATACGAATAACAATTTAATTTTATAACGTTATGGAAGTAAAGCAGATTTATGAGTTAATTAACAACGTTTCGGGTGAGGTGTTGGGTAAAACCGACATTGTAGCAGAGGACTTAACGGGCGTTGTAGATTTAGGCACGGAAATTTTCAATCAAAACGCCGTGGATAATTACGTTAAATCACTTGTTAATCATATCGGCAAAGTGGTTTTCGTAAACAGACCTTACGCAGGCAAAGTCCCCAGCGTGTTAATGAACGGTTGGGAGTTTGGCAGCGTGTTGGAAAAGATTTCGGCGGACGTACCCGAAGCAGAGGAGAAAAACGACACTTGGAACTTGACAGACGGGCAGAGTTACGACCAAGATGTTTTCCACAAACCGACCGTTACCGCCAAATTTTTCAATTCAAAGGTTACGTTTGAAGTAACCGTATCACTCACTGAAAGGCAGGTAAAAGAAAGTTTCAGCAACGCCGCACAACTCAATGGATTTATTTCAATGATTTATGCAGCCGTTGAAAAGAGTATGACTATCAAAGCCGATGCACTGATAATGCGCACTATTAACAACATGATTGCGGAAACCGTGTTAGCTGATGCGCAAGCGTTTGGAGCAACGGCGGCAGGCGATATGGCAGGGGCAGACCTTTCCGGCGCAAGCACTGCAAGATGTGTAAACCTTTTGAAGTTGTACAACGACAAGACAGGGGCAAGCACGAAATTAACCGCTGCAAAGGCGATAACCGACCCCGATTTCATACGCTTTGCGTCTTACGTAATGGGAACTTACGCCGACCGCCTGCAAAGCATTTCGACCGTGTTCAATGTTGGCGGCAAGGAAAGATTTACGCCGAAAGATATGTTACACGTTGTACTTTTGTCCGACTTTGCAAAGGCAGCGCAAACCTATCTTTATTCAGACACGTTTAACCGTGGCGATGTGCTTTTGCCGCAAGCCGAAACCGTACCTTTTTGGCAGGGCAGCGGACAGAACTACGAGTTTGCCAGCACGGGAGACATTAATATCAAGGAAAGCGGCGGCAAAGCCGTTGAAATTTCGGGCGTGTTGGGCGTAATGTTCGACCGTGACGCGTTGGGCGTTTGTAATCTTGACAGACGAGTAACAACGAACTACAACGCCAAAGCCGAGTTTTTCAACAACTATTACAAGTTTGATGCAGGATATTTCAACGATACAAACGAAAACTTTGTAGTATTCTTTATTGAGTAACTCAATAGGTATTAGATTGTTTAACTTTGGGCGGTGTGGGTGCAGGTGAAAGCGCACCGCACCGCCTTTTTTCTTTGCAGATATGACAACGATAAATTTTTATTCATACAACGGACACCCGAACACGGTAAACAAGCAGTTGGGCGAGTTTACGGCGATTGAGGGCGATTTGCGGCAAACTTTCGATGTGTTGCACCCGACCGTAACACTACGAAAGCAACCCCGACCGACTTTCAATTATTGTTACGTACCCGATTTGGGGCGTTATTATTTCGTGGATAGGGTGAGTTTTGAGGGAAACAACGCCTACGAATTAAGTTTGCGTATTGATGTACTCAAAACCTACGAAACCGAAATTTTGGCGGCAACGGGGCGTGTATCTGAAAGCGACAACCCCGACCCGTATATTTCCAACCGTGAAACGGTTTACAAGCGCACCCCGAATTTCGAGAAAGTGCCGTTTGCTGAAACGGGGCTTTTGAATGAAAACGGGGGTATCATTATGGTAACTTTGAAAGGAACAACCGAAAATTAAAAGAGTATGGCAGTAATTGTAAATATACCTAATGCGCACGATGATAACAGCCAGTGGAACGCAAGCGGCGGTTATTGGGATATAAACGTAAGAACGAATGCCGGTTATTTGTTTGTAGGCGATATTACAGCCACGTACAACGATACCAGCGGACAACCGCAAAGCGTTGTTTTGGATATGAACGGCGCAAAGGTTTGGGCGTTTGGTGAGTTGCCCGACACCGAGGCAGACACGGAAATAACTATCACGGGAAACACCCGAAGCGAAAACGATCTGGAAGTTATAAACAACATACCGAACACGACAGCAACGGGAACAAAGGGCAGCTCTGATGTGAGCATACAAGTAACGGCAAACGAGGGTTACAAGATAACAGCGGCGCAAGTGGAATTTACGGGCATTTACGGCTGGTCCGAAACGCAAGACTTGACAATTTCGCCAGACGGTAAAACGGCAAGTTGGGAGTATGATTCTGCAAACACGGGCGAGAGTTTCACGCTTACGGGTACGACAGCCAGCGAGGGAACACCCGAACTTAACGTTACGAACAACATAACGGGCAGCGGCGTAACCGAACAACATACGTTTGACGGGGAAACGGCAACTTTCACCGTTACGGGGCAATACAGCCCGAACAAAGTACGTTTCTTTGACCTCAAAGCGAGTTACACGAACAAGGCAGGAACAGCGACCGAAACGCCGTTTGTGGTGCAGGATTTGGAATACAGCCAACAAGCAACGCTAACCGTTACCGACATAGACCCGACAAAGCCCGTAACGCTTACGGGCAGTTACGACGATGTTATAGAAATTTCTACAAACCTATCAAACTGCACCGCTAACGAGGACTTGCCGCAATATGTGAAAGACGGGGAAACGGTAAATGTTACATTAACGGCAAACGATGGCACAGAATTTGACACCGAACAAAGTACACCGCAATTCTACTACATGAACGCAAGCGGCTTCACTCAAACGCAAGACCTTACGGTTTCAAGCGATAAAAAGACGGCAACGGGAAGCATACAAGTGAACACTAATTGGAGCGATTTTGCAGTTATTGGCAGTGCGTACCCCGTTACCGTTGTAGGCGAGCTGTACGGCGCAATAAACGTGTATTTGGTAACACTTGATGAGTTGGCAGAGTTTAGCGGCAAACGGTTTTTCAAGGAAACGGGAACAGACCCCAGCACGGGCGCACCCATATACGAAAACATAGATTTGGGTGCATACGTGAACAAAATACGCCGTGTTTACACCAACATAGCAGCAAGCAGCACCGATGTAATACGATGCGGCAACTACAATACGGGGGTATCTTGCCACCAGCCAGCGCAAGACAAAATCACGCTTGATTTCGGCACGGCGGTAGTACCAGCGCACAATGAGGACAACACCGACTACGAAAGCGAAATACAAATCTTTTTACCGTTTGCAGGCTTTGTTACACTCAATACCGATTATGCAGGCAAAACGATAGGTTTGCAGTACGTTATAAACGTGGTAACGGGCAACGGTGTAGCCTTATTGAGTTGTAACGGGGTTGTGTTCCAAGTTGAGGAAATAGAGCCAAGCAGCGAAATAATATACCTATCACCAAGCACCCAAGTTAAAACCGTTGGCGGCGATGATTGGAACGAAATGTTATATTACGGGTTAGAACCCTACATATATTGCAAGTGGTACGAGAGCGCAAGCAACGGGCGCAATAACGACCGACAGACGGGCGAAATAGGCGATTTCAGAGGGTTTAATATCTTCGATGATGTTTCACCTATCCACACCGCCGAAATGCTGACAGAGGAACAAGAAATGATATACACGGCTTTATCTGACGGGGTTTATATTGAGTAACTGCAAAGCAGGACAAAAAGAAAGGCGGCAACTTGATTGTTACCGCCTTTTCTTTGGGCCTTTCTTGTTACTTCACGTGCTTTGCAAGAATGCCGGCACCCGTTTTTTCGTTGTATGTGCTTACGGGATAACACGAACAAAAGGTTTTGAAACGGTTTAACAGCCTTTCAGTTAGTATAAAGTCGTATGCTTGATTTTTGCAAGCCTTTTCAACCTCAAATTTTGACACGGTTTGTTTGTGTACGTTTTCTTGCATTTCTGACAATTCGCAAACCGTACCTAACGAATGGTGTACTACCTGCAAAGTTTCTGCAATAGTTTGCAAGTCGGTATGGATTTCGGGATAAGCAGCCGCCAAAAATTCTACGTGCTTTGTTGTTTCGCTAACAGCCTTTGCGATGTTTTCGCTTAATGATTTTACGTTATTCATAACTCAATGTATTTAATTGTTTAACTTGCTGCAAAGTTAAGCATTTGTTTTGAACGTGCAAGCGGTTGGCGTGTTATTTTGTGTTAAATTATTCTTTTAACTTTGTTTAACAGTGTTCCACGTGAAACATTTTATTTTGTGCATCGGTGTGGCAGTGTTCCACGTGAAACAATTTCACGGGCGCACACGCATAACAAAAACCGTGCCAAAC